GTAGAATTTAAAGGTTATGTAAAAATTGACACACCAACAAATACCGATTTAGGGTCTTCAAAACTTTATCAATCCGAACCAGGTAATTTGACAGTTAGTGTTTATCAAAAAACACTTGTTGAATTAGGTATAGATATATCTTTGGGTGATTACATAGGTTATTATGAAACAGAAAATAGAGTAAGGTATTATAGTGTGGTTGACGATGGAAGGGTAGTTTCAGATTTAAAACATTCTTACGGCGGATATAAACCGTTTTACAGGACAATAAAAGCGGCACCTGTAACCGATAACGAATTTAGAGGTATATAAAAATGGCACTACCAAAGCAATTTATTAAAAAATTACCTTTAGTTCCTGAAAAAGTAGGAAAAGAAAGAAGGCAAGAACTTTTGGATGAAATTACCGATAAAGGTACCTTTTTACCAAAAGGGGTTCTACACTCAGATTTAGATAGGGGGATGTTAGATTTTGTGAAAAATCAATTAGAACTATCCGTCGATGAAAAAAAAGTACCAACAATTGATAGAATTATTACTAATCAAAGTTGGATACAGTTTACCGAAACATGGGACTTCAAAGATTTAGATAGTAATATTACATTACCATTTATTTCAACTGTTAGAATGCCTGAAGTAAAATACGGAACAAATAATGCAGGAAGAGCTAACATTCCTGAAAGGAGACAATTTTTTTATTATAGTGTCCCAACTTGGGACGGTCAAAGAAAGGGTGCAGATGTATATAAAATACCTCAACCAATACCTGTAGACATCACATACAATGTGAGAATATTTTGTAATAGAATGAGAGAAGTTAATGATTTCAACAAAATAATGATGAGAACATTTACTTCTAAACAGGCATACACCCAAATAAAAGGTCACTTTATCCCTTTAAAATTAGAGGACGTTAGTGACGAGTCTGTAAAAGATTTAGAAAAAAGAAAATATTATGTTTCAACATATAAAATTGTAATGTTGGGACTTTTAATTGATGAAGAAGAATTTGAAGTGACACCTGCAATTTCTAGACAATTAACTTTGTTTGAGTTTGACACAAGAAGAAAAACTAAAAAGGCTGTGATTGAACCGCCAAATCCAACTGATTTTACGTTAGATTTTTTATTTGTTGCAGGTAATACCTCGTTGACTGAAGTTTTTAGATATAATGCAGACATCAAAATTTTAAGAACCTCTAATGTTGAAAACTGTTATGACTTAACTTACAGTTCAACAACTAATAATACACTAAACTATACCAATTGTAATGGGACGAGTACTACTGTTTCTTTATCTCCTGGTAGTAATGGTAATGTATGTGCGTTAGGTGGGTCAACACCAACATTAACAAATACCACAGGAGGAACATTAAATTATGGTTCTTCATGTACACCAGGTTATTCTGTTTACATAACAAGAAATAACGTAACGTACTATTTGGGTGATGACATCGAGACGATTCAGGTAAATGACGGAGATACTTTAAACATACAAGTTAACAAAATAAATCTATCCAAATCTGCCACTCTTTATACAAACGTAACATTAGTGTAATTATTCACCATAGATATCTTTTACCTCTTTGCAGTTTTCCATTATTAAGTTTTCTAAAAACTTATATATTTTCAAACCCTTTTTGTCACAATACTTTTTTAGTGTTTCATGACTTTGTATGGATATCTTAATATTTTTAATTTTTTTCATTAAGAATAAATATTTGTTTGGGTAGAAAAAAGGCAGAAAAAAAACATACTCTCTTTAAAATATTAGTTTAAGGGTCAGATTTTTACTTTTTGATGATGTATTTATAGATAAAATAAATCATTTATTAATAACTAAAAATGGCTTCATCAACAAAAGTATTTGTGTCTCCTGGTGTGTATACATCTGAAAGAGATTTAACATTTGTTGCACAAAGTGTGGGTGTAACAACTCTTGGTTTAGTTGGTGAGACCTTACAAGGTCCCGCTTTCGAACCAATTTTTATAACAAATTTTGATGAGTACCAAGTATATTTTGGTGGTACTTCTCCTGAGAAATTTGTTAACACACAGATTCCTAAATATGAAACATCATATATTGCAAAATCTTACTTACAACAATCAAATCAGTTGTTTGTTACAAGAGTTTTAGGTTTGTCAGGGTATGATGCAGGACCTTCGTGGTCAATTACCACTATAGGTAATTTAAATCCTGCAACCTTATCAGCAACGACAAATACAGGTCCTCAGACAATTCAGTTTACAGGGACAACAGGTTCAAGTTCCAATATTACAATAACTTCAGTACCTGCTGGATTATCTTCTGATTTTTATAGTACCTATACACAATATGATGGTGGTACTTCTTCTTTGAATGCTGACTTCCAATCATATATTTCAACACAACTTGGGTATTTTGTTAATGCATCACCTCTAACTGGTAAAACATCTCAGTTTTGGGGGTCTGTTAGTCAATCAACAGCAACCTCAACAACTGGCGTTACTTTGAATGGTTCAGGTTCGGTTACTGCATTCACCGAAACATTTGGAGTTCCTAATGTATTATTCCCATTAACTACTACTTCGTCTCCAACTAACGACCCTTGGTATTATGCATTATTTGACTATACCGCGGCTAATCCTGTAGGAACATACGCAGGATATGGATTTGGGGCATCTATGGCAACAATTACTACAACACCGACTTCAGGTGTGTTCTCAGGTACAGTATCCGTTTTTTACAGTAATTATGTAGCAACTGCAAATACCACTTGGGATAATTTAGTTATTACAACATTAAGATCGAGGGGTATAACTAACTACTCTTCTTCACAAAACGGTCCATTATATCAAGTTACGGGTACTAGTGACGTTAATATGATATGTACTGGAGTTTATTCTGGAGTTACTAAAGACCCATTTGCAACATTTGTTATATCCGGAATAACTAAAGACTCCGATACTTTCAGTTTTGAAACGTCGATGCTTACTTCGGATTCAGAATATATTTCTAAAGTATTCGGTAGAAGTAATTTTGGTAAAGATAGAACGGAAGTACCTTTATTTGTTGAGGAAGTTTATAGTAGTTTACTTTTAAATGGTTATAGACAAGGTTACGTTAGAGGATTAAATTGTAATTTAGTTGCTCTTGACAGTGCTAAATCATTAGATACGAACTCTATTGGATTTTATTTAGAACAATACCAAACTCCTGAAACACCATATGTAGTTTCAGAATTAAGAGGTAATAAAGTTTATAAATTATTTAAATTCAAGTTAATTTCTGATGGTAACGCAGCTAACCGATTAGTTAAAATTTCATTAGCTAACATGTCATTCAATAATAGAACATTTGATGTCTTTGTACGAGATTTTTACGATAACGACCAAAATGTGAGAGTAATTGAAAGTTTTACAAACTGTTCATTAGACCCAACACAAAATAACTTTATCGCTAACAAAATTGGTACTGCGAATGGTGAGTATAACTTAAACTCTAAATATATAATGTTAGAAATGGGTGATGAGGCTCCTGAAGACGCACTACCTTGTGGTTTTGAAGGGTATACTATGAGACTCTATGAGGATGCTACACCACCGTTTATTGTTTATAAAACTAAATATTTAAAACCAGGTGATGTTATTTACAACCCACCATTTGGTTCTACATCAGGAGGAGATAATTCTGTTATTTCTAACGGTGAAAATCCAAGAAAGGCATACTTAGGTATCTCAAACATTACCGGTGTCGATTATGATTTCTTTGATTATAAAGGTAAACAGCAACCTGCAAACATACAGACTGATACGACAGGACCTGTTTGGAATTACCAAGTAAAAGGTTTCCACATGGATAGTGGGGCAACCATAGTAACTATAGCCGCGGGATACTCAACTTCGGGTCAGTCAGCATTTGAAGTAGGTGTTGGGTCTTTTAACTCGGAACCTACGGATGCAGATAATCCATACTACCGTTTGAATACTCGTAAATTTACTTTATACCCTGCAGGTGGATTTGACGGATGGGATATTTACAGAGAATATAGAACAAATTCGGACACATTCGCATTAGGACAGACAGGTTATAAATACGGAGCTGCACCGTCAGCAACATACCCTACAGCTACAGGATGGGGAGCGTTCAAGCAAATTTCAGGTCCAAACCAAGAGACTTGGGCTAACACTGACTACTACGCTTACAAATGGGGTCAAACTACATTCAACAATCCAGAAGCGGTTAATATCAACGTATTTACAACACCGGGTATTGATTATGTAAACAACTCTAATTTAGTTGAAGACGCTATTGATTTGATAGAATCAGATAGAGCTGACTCAATTTATATTTGTACTACTCCTGATTTTAACATGTTCCTACCAACATGGAATGATGTAACTGAAGGACTTATTTATCCTCAAGAGGCTGTAGATAATTTAGAAGAGACAGGTATTGATTCAAATTACACCGCAACTTATTACCCATGGGTATTAACAAGAGACACAGTAAATAATACACAAATTTATTTACCACCAACCGCTGAGGTAGTAAGAAACTTAGCTTTAACTGATAACATTGCATTCCCTTGGTTCGCTTCTGCGGGTTACACAAGAGGTTTAGTTAATTCAATTAAAGCGAGAAGAAAATTAACTCAAGAGGATAGAGATACTTTATACAAAGGTAGAATTAATCCAATCGCTACGTTCTCTGATGTTGGTACTGTTATTTGGGGTAATAAAACGTTACAAATTAGAGAGTCTGCACTTGACAGAATCAACGTAAGAAGATTATTACTACAAGCGAGAAAATTAATTTCAGCGGTAGCAATCAGATTATTGTTTGAACAAAATGATGATAAAGTAAGACAAGACTTTTTAGATTCAGTTAACCCAATCTTAGACCAAATTAGAAGAGACCGAGGTTTAATTGACTTTAGAGTAACTGTATCAAATACACCTGAAGATTTGGATTCTAACACTTTAACTGGTAAGATATTCTTGAAACCAACAAGAGCATTAGAATACATTGACATCGAGTTTGTAATTACACCAACAGGAGCATCATTTGATGATGTATAATACAAAATAAAAAAAGGGGGATAGAAATGTCCCCCTTATTATATTTATATTAAAAAAACTATGAAAATAGAAAAAAAAATTATCAAAGAAACTTTAGGAGATAAAAAACAAAATGTTGAAACTTTTTCTTCAAAAAAACAAAATGTGATTATCACTGAGTCTCAATTAGAAACCTTACTTAAAAAATTAAGAAAATAATGGACATTAAAAAATATGTTTACAATTACTTAAAAAGAGTAGTTAATGAAGGTATTGATGATTCAGGTACACCTGACACTAAATATTATGCCTTTGATTGGGACGATAATATCGTTTTTATGTCAACCAAAATTATGGTAATGACTGAAAATGAAGAAGAAGTAGGTATGTCTACTGAAGATTTTGCTGAACACAGACACCAAATAGGTAGTGAACCATTTAGTTATAAGGGTACTACTGTTGTTGGTTATGCAAAAGAACCATTTAGATTCTTTAAAGAAATGGGGGACAAAAGATTTGTCATCGACTCGATGTTAGCAAAACCAGGTCCGTCTTGGAATGATTTTGTTGAATGTATAAACGGTGGTTCAGTTTTTGCAATTATAACTGCAAGGGGTCATAATCCATCAGCATTAAGAGAAGGTGTTTATAATTTTATTGTGAGTAACCATAATGGTATTAACAGTAGAACCCTAATAGAAAACCTTAAAAAATATAGAAACTTCTTTTCAGAGGAAGAAAATATAAATGAACAAATAGAGGTAAATTTTTCAGATAAAGAACTTATTGACGAATATTTGGACCTTTGTGTATATGAACCTGTAACTTTTGGACAAGGAAGTGCTGCGAACCCTGAGGAGTTAAAGATTGTTGCAATGAGAAAATTTATTGTTTATTGTCAAGATTTAGCGGCGGAGATTGGGAAAAAGGCTTATTTTAAGAATGATATAAATAACCAAGAGTTCACACCAAAAATAGGGTTTTCAGATGACGACCCAAGAAATATAGAGAAAATGAGGGATTTTTTAAGTCAAGAATATCCAGAAGGACCAGTAAGAACATATTTAACTAAAGGAGGAGAAAAGAAAGAGTATTAATTATTTTCTAGTTCTAGTTAAAGAATATTTCTAAATATAATTAAAGTAAATAGAAAAAATTGTTTCTGAATATATTTATATATAAAAATAAAAGAAAAAACAAAAATTTAGACAATGGCTGATTTGTTAATGAAAATGCCCTTTCAGTATGAACCTAAAAGAGCTAACCGATTCATATTGACTTTCCCTACATCTTTAGGGATTAACTCTTGGTACGTTGAAAGTACATCAAGACCAAGTATCAAAATTGAATCAAAGGATATTCCATTCTTGAACACTAAAACTTATGTTGCTAGTAGATTCGAGTGGGAAACTATCAGTGTGAAATTCCGTGACCCAATCGGACCTTCAGCTGCACAAGCACTTATGGAGTGGGTAAGATTACACGCTGAGTCCGTTACAGGACGTATGGGTTATGCTGCGGGTTATAAAAAAGATGTTGACTTAGAAATGTTAGACCCAACAGGAGTAGCCGTTGAAAAATGGATTTTACAAGGTTGTTTTTTAACTGATGTTAAGTTTGGAGACGTAGGTTATGACAAGGATGATATCATGACTATAGACGCAACACTAAGACCTGATAGATGTATTTTGGTTTACTAAAATAATAAAATTAAAATGTATAAAACCCACTCACAAGGTGGGTTTTTTGTTTACAAAAATATGTTGTAAAGTATATTTAAAATAAAAATATTATGAATAGTGCAGAATCTTACGGTCAAATGGACTTCAACTTACCTCACGATGTTGTGAAGTTACCAACTAAAGGTTTATTTTATAGACCAAAAAAAGAATCTCTAAAAGTTGGGTATTTAACGGCCAACGATGAGAACATGTTAATGTCCCCAAATATTAGTTCAGATGGTATTGTTTATAGTTTATTGAAAAATAAAATTTATGAACCAGGGTTTGATGTTAATCAGTTATTGAATGTAGATGTCCAAGCTATTTTGATATTTTTGAGAAATACTTCATTTGGGTCTGAATATAATTTTTCTGTTACCGATCCAGCAACAAATAAAAAATTCGATATTACTTTACAGTTAGAAGAATTAAATGTTAAAAAAGCAATACACGAACCTAATGAAGATGGATTTTTTAATTTCCAATTACCTAAGACTAAAAAGAAT